TACTGAGGTGATGCGGTGAGCATTGCACAGCAGGTCCTCGCTCGAGCCGCCGCAAGGATTGGTTATTATGCCCCTGACGACCCTGAGCCCGGTTCCGAAGCTGGACGATACTGGGCTGCACGAACAGGTCAGCAGTGGCTTGCTGGACCGTCCGACTCTGTGTGGTGGTGCATGCTCTTCGTTAGCATGTGTCTGGACGAGTGCGGGCAGATTGACACTATTGGAGGCTTCTCCTTCAATACGGATTACACAGTCAACAAGGTGCGCCAGCACCCCGACTCTTACTTCGTATCGGTTTACGACGCAGAGCCGGGGGACATCGTCATCTTCAACTGGGATGGTGGCGGAACGGACCACGTCGGGTTTGTTGAGAAGAACCTTGGTGGGGGAACACTCCAGACTATTGAGGGCAATACATCATCTGGATCTTATGGGTCGCAGTCTGCGGGTAACGGTGTGTGGCGCAGAATTCGCAGTTGTTGCATGGAGTACGTGATCCGTCCTGCTTACTCTGACTCGGAGGGCTCTGGTTCTTCGAACGCATCTGGACCGGCTGACATTCGTGCTCTCCAGCAGGCAGTCCATGCTACCCCTGACAATGTAGCCGGACCCGACACTCGGGCTCGTTGCTATGCTCTTGCCGCTGCTTCTGCATGGGGTGGGCGAACCTTCCCATTTGGAGTGCAGTTTGCACAATCTGTCGTGGGTACGGAGCAGGACGGAATCTGGGGTGATGCTTCCGAGGAAGCGCATGATGACACTGTTGAGGCAGTCCAGGCTGCCGTCGGATCTGAAGTTGATGGGATCTACGGTCCCGATACAAACACTCGAGTGAACTCGGCGCTGGATCGCGCGGAGCAGCCGTAGGAGGCAAATAAATGGCAGCGCCATACTGTACTCTGACCGGGACTATCCCTGGTGGAGAAAAGGGACGAGCTACTGTACGCATTGTCCCGGATGTCAGGGGTGCTACGGCTACCGTGGATGGTACCGCAGTCGCTATGCATGCGCATGTGGTTCAGACAGACCAGTCTGGTGCTGTCAACGTTGAGGTGCTGGCTCCAGGCACTGGAGTAACTCCCTCTGGTGCCTGGACCCACACCATCATTGTCGATTCTCCTGAGTGTGACATCATTAAGCACGTAGCTCTGACTCAGGGGGGTACGGTCGACATCATGGCCGCAAGTCCTGAGGATGAGATTGCTCCTCTGCCTTTCGGTGGTGGAGGTGGGGGTGGAGTTGGCGAACTCCCTGCTTATCTTTCGAAAACTTCGCTAGATAGTAAATATCTGAGTCAGACTGCTGCATCCCAGAAGTACTACACTAAGCAAGAGACTAATATAGGTCTGTCTGGAAAAGTTAGTACGGATACGTTCCTGGATTACCGTAAGGCAGTAGTTAAGGACCTTACCCCATTTAAGAATGGCTCTCGATACTACTCTCCCGTCACATACTACTGGCCCGATTATTACAAAGAGGGAAAACCTGGTCAGTCTTCAAAATGGGCAGCGACACTTAAATTTGGTGACAACCTCGGTTATGTAATTCTCAATCGAAATAGTGGAGACTGGACTCAGTATGATAAGGACTTCAAGCGCCAAGGAGAACTTGCACTTGCTGCGGGGGCTAAGAAGGTTCTATTCTATGTTAAGACTCAGTACGGGGTAGCAAGTCTTCCGAAGGATCACCCTGCTCGTGCTGGCGTGCCTAATCCTGACAAGTTTACCCCTGATTATGTCAAGCAACAGATCGCCCTCGCCAAGAAATGGTATGGTGATCTTGTTCAGGGAGTATTCCTCGATGAGATGATCAATGGGTGGAACGAATCAGCAGCCCGAATTCCCTGGTATCGCACTCTACTTTATGATATTCGAAAGGCTTATGGGCCCGAATTTGTCATTGGAGTGAATACTGGAGCGAATGTCTCCGCTGAAGTATGTACTCTAGATTTCGACGTATGCCTCATGTTTGAAGGAACTGCCGAGAAGTTTCTAGAGGAAAACGAACAGTCTCCAATTCTACCAGCGCACATGGCAGAGTATCCGTCAACTCGTTGGTGGGCAACGGTCCACACCACAACTGAGTTTAACTACAAGCAGGTATTTGCAAAGGCGGACCGTCTTGGCATAGGACACCTCTACATCACAGATGGTGTACTCGTAGAGGATCCGAATCATGGCGGACAATGGGAACCTGTTGGTAATCCTTACGAGAATCCGCCCTCAAAGCACATCCTTGATCTGGTTGTCCCATGGTTAAAGGGGTTCTTGCCCCTCCAGCAAACCGTTAATGATCTGCCAAAAACACTGGAACCTATTCCGCTTCAATCTGGTAGATTTGTTCCAACTGTTGGTTTCTTTGGTGACTCTTGGTCGACGGAATCCACAATGGGGCAAGGATTCAACATGCCTGCGGCAGTATCTAGAATTCTTAACTGCGCCCCAATGGTGAGTGCGGTAGACGGGAGCGGATTCGGATACTCAGCTTCTGGAAATGACAACTTTGAAGCTGACTATCGTATCAACGCGGTATGCGCTGCTGTTCCAAACTTGATTGTTACTGTTGGGTCACTCAACAGCGATAAGGTGGTCGAGAATGGGGATGCAACTGGAACGGCCATTACGGAGGCGGTGAAGACCTTCGTTACCAAAGTTCGGAAGAAACTCCCGAATGTTCCGATTGTTATGGTAGGACCCGAACCCTCTGCGGTATCCAGGCTTCTTTCTCGTTCAGGGCACATCAATGTCAAGGCTCAGAAGGCCGGGGTAGAGGCTGCTGGTGGTCTAGCCAATGGTATCGCCTTTGTCGACTGGTTAGGTGTCGCTGAAAAGCAGGCTGTTCTCTGGCGAGACGGTCGAGCCTGCGCCGAAGGTGATATTGTCGTCTATAAGGGCGTTGCATACAAGGTCACCAAGACATGGGTTCCGCTTTCTGAAGTTACCCCTTTGTCTGAGGGTGCCCCGGTTATTCAGGTGTCTGATGTTCTCTCTGGAACTGGAAATGTCGATAGGCCACAGCAAGACGGAACCCGCGATATCCTGATGCAAGGCGATGATACGCATCCTACAAAGATTGGATCGGTTGCTTTCGGATCCGCTCTGGCATACAGGATTGCTACTGCGGTCCAGAAACTTGGACCATGGATGCAGACTAAGGGTGCTGTTATTGCTGCCTCCGAACCCGCTACTCCTCCGCCTCCGACTCCTGCTGGTCTCCCGATCATGGCATGGCTACAGAAGGGTTGGGGGGACCCGAATAGGATCGCCTATTCGTTTGACGATATCAAAGCAATCGCAAACAGTGGCATCGGCCAAGTCGCCCTACCCATTCAGGCTACTGCTGATGCAGCAGATGCCGCGGTTGCCATTCCATCAAACTATAAGGAAGGCCGTAGCTTCTCAGACTATAGCCTAACGACGATTCGTAACGACGGAGTCAATGCCGCGGGAATGATTGCAGCACTCAACGTCCTCGAGGCGAAGAATATTGCAGTCCTTCCCAACATTCGAAATGGGTTGCTAGACTCTGGCGCCCAATGGTACCAGTCGTCTGATGGTAAGCTTCTCCCTATCCTTTCCGCTCGTAGGAGTCTATACTTCACTATCCATGGTAGGGCTCAGAACAAGCTCCGTGAGATTATGAAGAAGGACTATTCTGGGTTCAAGCGAGTGGCAGATAGCACTGATGGTCCCGCCGACTGGCAGATCTCTGATGTTAAATATGCAAACCTCGGTGTTCTCCCATCGGGAATGAATGGCGAAGCCTGGCGACAGGCTAAGAACACCTACCCCGAGGGTGTTTGGGTACTAGTCGCAAGCAAGGATGATCAGGTTACTGCCCAGGCCGCGGCCAAGGCTGTCAATATTAAGATCATCGGTTGGGCCGTCGCTACTCCAGAGGCATTCGCCGCCATTAAGTAAGGAGAATCATGATCACGATCGAGAGCCAGGGAGACTGGAAACTCACCAGGAACTGGTTTGATAGAATGACGAAGTTAGACCTGGCTCTGATCATGAATCAGTTCGGCAAGGAGGGGGTTTCTGCATTAAAGTCAGCGACCCCCTCCAAGTCGGGCGAGACGGCAGCTAGCTGGAACTATGAAGTTACTCGAAAAGGTGATAGCTGGAAGATCACCTGGACAAACTCACATGTGAATAATGGCGTAAACATCGCCGTCATCTTGCAGTATGGCCATGGCACCCGCAATGGTGGGTATGTTATTGGCCGAGACTACATCAATCCCGCTATCAGGCCGGTGTTCGACAAGATTACAAAGCAGGCCTGGAAGGAGGTCACCAAGTAGTGGCTACTATTGACGAGCGGGTAGTCTCGCTCAAGATGAATAACAAGCAGTTCCTGTCTG